TTGACCCGTCAGTCACTTACGAGATTCATAAGGACAGCCAATGGAGGGATGTTAAGCCTGCCCCTGAGGGGGCTGTGGAGGCTGAGCTAGCTAAGTCTGGTAAGGCGGAAGCCGTTGGGTATTTAACTAAAACTGACTGGTATGCTCTGAGGCTCCTAGAGACAGGTAATCCCATTCCCCCTAACATAGCTAAGAAAAGGGCTAAGGCAAGACTAGAGGCAGGCTGATGGTTGTAGATAAAGAGAGATTACTAGGTGAAGGGGGCACCCCCATTACCCAATCCATGTTCCTAGAGATAGGGTATACGGACAGGGCTGTATTCACCACCAAGGACAAAGATTACAAATACAAGGGTAAGCTCTACCCCTCTCTCAAGAAGCTCTACCTAGAGTATGAAGATCCCACTGAGTATGGGTTTGTAATGAAATACTTAGTGAGTTGGAGTCAGTGGAAGAAGCTGTGTGCCAACCAACGTACTCTCCTAGAGATAGAGCAGTGGAGGGAGGAGCTAGAACTTAAGCTCCGCTCTCAAGCTGTTAAGGATATGATAGATCAGTCTGCTGAGGGAGGAAGCTTCCAAGCATCTAAGTGGCTATCAGACAGGGGTTGGGATAAGAGGGCAGCAGGTAGGCCTTCTAAGAAAGAGCAGCTTAAGGAGCAGCGTATGAAAGACAAGATTAGTAATGAATTTGATAGTGACATAGTGAGGCTATATTAATGACAACAGCAAGAGACACGGCAGAAGTAGTATCAAGGGCACGAGGTAGAAATCTACTTATCAATGGGGACTTCTCTGTATGGCAGCGTGGTATTTCAGGATTTAGTTCTGGGTACTCGGCTGATAGGTGGAGGGTAGCAACAGGTGCCCTAGATGTGTCTAGGACTAACTCCTACAAGTCTAATAATACTAATTGGGCTATGGCAGTAAACCGTAGTGTATCAGGCACTGTTGCGATAGAACAGCGTATAGAATCAACTCCCAGTGTGAGCTTACGGGACAAAGAGGTTACAGTCTCTTTTGAGAACACTACCTCCTCAGGTACTTTAGACTCTATTGATGTGAGTTTGTTTAGTGCAGATGTACCAGATGACTTCAGTACTACTACCCTAATTGAAACTGTTAACATAGCTGCCCCAGTTGATGGCTTTAACTCAGCATCTTTTGCAGCCTTACCAGCGTCAGCGTCACAGGGCCTATCTTTAAGAGTTGGGTTTAATAATACTGGGGGTACTACTAATGTTATATCTCTTATTCAATTAGAGGAAGGTGATCTTGCTACACCATTTGATACAGTAACTCCAGCAGATCAATTGGCTAGGTGTCAGAGATATTTTGAAAAGCTTAGCTATGTGTCAGGTCAAACTGTATCTACAGCCCTTGCAGCGGCATCTAGTGAGAGCTACGGCCCTCTCTCTTTTATACGTAAAAGAAGTACACCGACTATTATAGAATCAGGAGCAGGTACCCTTGTAACTTCTCTTCCCACATTAGGATCTGCTGGTGGTACAGCTAACTTCCAAACAATAGGTACTAACGGTTGTAGATTAGCGATAACAGGTGCAAGTGGTTTAGTACCCGGCAATGCTTCTTCACAATATGCCTTAGGTGCTGTTGATATAGAAATAGATGCGGAGTTATAGGAGGTAGCCCATGTCAGAGGTTGAAGAGTGGAGAGTTGAGGCTAATCATAAGCTAGAAGTAATGCCTCAAGCTGCTAAGGAGCTAAGGGAGGCGGCTAGGGGAGACTTATACTTATTTGCCCGCCTTGTAAACCCCGGCTATATGTACGGGAAGGTACATGAAGAAATCTTTAGGTGGATGCAAGACTATACTTTATTTGGTCAAGGAACTGAACAAACAAGTAACAAACTTATAATGCTTCCACGCGCCCACTTGAAGTCTCACATGGTAGCTACTTGGGTAGCTTGGATGGTAACAAGACATCCAGAAGTAACTATCCTGTATGTGTCTGCTACAGCGGAGCTGGCTAACACCCAGCTCTACGCTGTTAAGAACATCTTGGGCAGTACCGTGTATATGCGCTACTACCCTGAGTATATAAACCCCCAAGAGGGCAAGAGGGAGAAGTGGTCTTCTACTTCTGTCATCATAGACCACAGTAAGCGTTCCGAGGAAGGTACGAGGGATGCAACAGTGAAGACTGCTGGCCTCACCACGAACACCACAGGTTGGCACGCTGACATTGTTGTGGCTGATGACTTGGTGGTTCCTGAGAATGCGTACACAGAAGATGGCAGGGAGTCAGTATCTAAGAAGGCTTCTCAGTTCACATCTATACGAAACTCAGGTGGGTTCACTATGGCTTGTGGTACACGTTACCACCCAGTGGACATCTATGACGTATGGAAGAATCAAGTGTATGATGTATACACCCCTGAGGGTATTAAGACTGACCAGCAGCCTGTGTGGGATACGAAAGAGTACAAGGTAGAGATAGACAACATATTCACTTGGCCTCGTGCTATACGCCCAGACGGGAAGGCCTTCGGATTTGATTTACAGACCCTTGCACGTATTAGGGCTGAGTACTCAGACAGAGTGCAGTTCTACGCACAGTATTACAATGATCCAAACGATCCCCAATCCGATAGGATAAGTAGGGACAAGTTCCAATACTATGATGTTAGGAAGCTTAAGAAGGAAGGTAGTAAGTGGTTCTACAATGGGCGTAAGTTAAACATATACGCTGCTGTGGATTTCGCATTCTCCCTATCTAAGTCAGCGGATTACACTGCCATAGTTGTGATAGGTATTGACTGTGACAGCAACATATACGTGTTAGATATTGATAGGTTTAAGTCTGATAAGACTATTGAATACTTTAAACACATAAAGGTATTGCATTCCAAGTGGGTGTTTAACAAGCTCCGTGCTGAGATTTCAGTAGCACAGAAGGTGATTGTTAATGCCATTAAAGATTACGTCCGTGGTGAAGGCCTGAGGCTCTCTGTAGACGAGTTTAGGCCCACTAGGACAGAGGGTACTAAGGAGGAGCGTATAGCTGCTGCTCTTGAGTATAGATATGACAACCTACAGATGTGGCACCAAGAGGGTGGTTGGACTGCCGTCCTTGAGCAGGAATTAATACTGGCAAGGCCAGCGCATGATGACTGTAAGGATTGCTTAGCTTCAGCAGTAGAGATAGCAGTGCCCCCAGCTAAGAGCACAGGGGCAGCCATCAGAGATCTCTTTTTAAATTCAAGTGCCCAGACCAGTAGGTTTGGTGCCTCATATTAGCAGGATAATAGATGAGCGAAAAAGTTGCTGAACTCAGCACCATACTAAAGCAGGACAATGCTAGCCAATGGGTTGCTAGTATGTGGGGTAAACATCACCAGCAGAGGGCAGGTAAGATCGCTGAGTGGCTTGAGTTGCGGAACTATGTGTTCGCTACAGATACCACTACAACGTCCAACCAGACGCTCCCATGGAACAACACAACCACTACACCTAAGTTGTGCCAGATAAGGGACAACCTCCACTCTAACTATTTGAGTGCGTTGTTCCCTAATGATGATTGGCTTAAGTGGCAGGGATACTCCCAAGAGGATAGTGTAAAGGAGAAGGCTGAAGCTATCCAAGGCTACATGGACAATAAGTTCAGGGAAGGTCATGCACGTACAGAGTTCTCTAAGCTCTTGTATGACTACATAGACTACGGCAATGCCTTTATGACTGTAGACTTCGTAAGTAAGTATAGAGAGGATGAGAATGGCTCTGTGGTGCCTAGCTACGTAGGCCCTAAGGTGAGACGTATTAGTCCCCTTGATATTGTATTCAATCCATTAGCTACTGAGTTTACATCTTCATATAAGATTGTACGCTCTGTAAAGACTGTTGGGGAGATAAAGAAGATGATGGCTACAGAGCCTGACCAGAGCTTCTGGCAGGAGGTACTGGAGCGTAGGCTATCGTTACAAAGCGGCAGGGGTGGATACTCCACAGAGGACTTTGAGAAGGCTTCTGGGTACGCGGTAGATGGCTTTGGTAACATGCACGAGTATTATCAGACAGACTTCGTAGAGATATTGGAGTTCTATGGGGACTACCATGACCAGAGTACAGGTGAGCTTAAGACCAACAAGGTGCTGACAGTAGCTGACAGGGCCACACTGGTTCGTGAGACGGACATCCCTAGTTGGCTAGGCCATGCCCCTATTTACCATGTAGGGTGGCGTCTACGTCCTGACAATCTGTGGGCTATGGGGCCTCTTGACAATATTGTAGGCATGCAATACCGTATTGATCACCTTGAGAACCTGAAAGCTGATGCTATGGACTTGATTGTAAATCCCCCTCTGAAGGTAGTAGGAGAGGTAGAGGAGTTTGTATGGAAGCCTAACGCTACTATACACATTGATGAGAATGGTGATGTAGGTGAAGTAAGTAAGAGTATGCAGGGGGTTATAGCAGCTTCTCAGGACATACAGCTTATCGAGTCTAAGATGGAATTGATGGCTGGTGCCCCTAGAGAAGCTATGGGCATACGTACCCCCGGAGAGAAGACAGCCTTTGAGGTGAGTCAGCTTGACAATGCAGCAGGTAGGATATTCCAAGAGAAGATCACTAACTTCGAGATAGAAGGCCTAGAGCCTGTCATCAATGCTGCACTAGAGGTGTCCAGACGCAACATGGAAGGCTCTGACGTGATTAGAGTGATGGACAATAGCTTAGGGGTAGAGAAGTTCTTAAGCGTCACACGGGACGATATAGCAGCTACTGGCAAGCTACGCCCTGTTGGAGCTAGACATTTTGCTAAGCAAGCTCAGGACTTACAGAACTTCATTGGTATCTTCAACTCTCCTATTGGACAGATGATAGCACCCCATACCTCTGGCAAAGCCCTCACTAACTTCGTCAATGACGTAACAGGTCTAAAGGGTTATGACATCTTTAAGTATAACGTAGCCATCACTGAACAGAAAGAGACGCAATCCATTACTAATGCTGCTGAAGATGAGCTTGCACTAGAAGATGAGATGGGCGCTGAAGGACTTATCTAAATGAAACAATCATGGATTAATGGCCTTACGGCACAAGAGGAGCTTGACTTCAGGGGCAATTTCATTGCCTCTAAGTTGACGCGTGATAGGCTAGAGGCACTACTTCAACAAAAGATAGCC